GACGAAGAGCAAGCCCTACGAGCTCTTAGGCAAAGGCTATTAAATAAGATGCAAAGACTAAGCGACAAAAGAGGTCGATATAAAATAGAATCTATTAAATTAAAAAAATGACAGACCAAGAAGCAAAAGAGATATTAAACAAACCAGCTATTTGTAAAGAGGCTGAGCGTTCGGTGCGAGATATGAAGATTAAGCTCGCTAAATACTCAGGAGATAAGACCGAGCAAACTAAACACTTGCAGAACTTAGATAATTTAATTAACTTAGCGTATAAGCAAGCCGTAGAAATAGACGCTTACGAGGATTTGTTAGCTACTTATCTATTTAAGATGGGCGAGCAGCAAGCTAAAATAAGGGAGTTGTGCGAACTGAATGCAATGGCAAATAAAATAGTAGAGCTTTAATTATAAACTAATTATTAACAATGATAGAAGAATATAGAGCAATAAAAGGCTACGAAGGTTTATACGAGGTTTCTAATTTTGGAAACGTTAAGAGTTTAGAAAGAACAGACTTAATAGGTCGTAGATTAAAAGAAAAAATTTTGAAATCTGCAAATTCAATTAATAGAAGATATAAATCTGTTGTTTTATTTAAAGAAGGTTTTTCTATGTGCTACAATGTGCATCAATTAGTTGCAATAGCTTTTCTTAATCATAGTCCTAATGGTCTTAAAATAGTAGTAGACCACATAGATAATAATCAATTAAACAATAGATTAGACAATCTTCAGTTAGTTACACAAAGAGAAAATATGTCTAAAGATAGAAAATTAGGCACAAGTAAATATCCTGGGGTAAGCTGGAATAAGCAAGCAAATAAATGGACGTCTTCAATAAGCATCAACGGCAAAAAAAAGCATTTAGGTTTATTTACAAACGAAATACAAGCTGCAAACTATTACCAATACGAACTACAAAGGTTATGAACCATTATCACACCTCAGACGGAGAGCGAGTAGCTAAGAGTACAATAGACGCCAAAGTAAGAGTAGCTAAGTCAAACGCACTAAGCGAACAATTTTACGAATTCGGATATAACTTTTGTACTGATTGTTTAAGCTCTAACGGGAGGTTAGACTGCTCGCATACGATAAGCGTAGACGAAGCACAAAAGACACGTAGAACAGAATTAGCCTGGGACGTAGATAACATAAAAGTAAGGTGTAGAGATTGTCATATTAAGCACGATAGTCAAAGTAAAATAAAATGAAACTAAAAAATAGTATGAAGGGATTAATTCAAGTAACCGCCACCAAGGGAGGGCGAACCATAACAAGCGAGGTCTTTGGAGATATGGGAGATAAAGAAACGTTATTCGGTCAGCTAATGAACCGACACAAAATATTACACAACGAACGCCACCTATGGAAGCTGAGTAGCGTAGTAATTAACGAGGAGGTAAACCTATGACCAAAAAAGAACAAATAGCCCATTTCGGTTATATAACTGGAGAGATGGAGAAGGTACTATTTAGCAAGGGAGACGACTACGCTAACACCGATAGACTTTCTAACTTTAAATTAGCTGGAGCTATAACGGGAGGTAACGCAAGTACTAACTGTTTGAACCTAATCGCTACCAAAGTAGCAAGGCTCGGAGTGCTTCTAAATTCAGATAAAAAACCTAACAACGAGAGTATCGAAGATAGTGTTTTGGACTTAGCTAATTATAGTGTACTTTTGTCAATGATAATAAACGAAAATAAATAAATAACAAAATGGAAAAAACTGAAAAAGTATTCGCAGAAGGTTTTATGTTTAAAATGAAACCGAACTCTCCTGAGTGGGTTGTAGGTAGTTTAAGTCTAAAAGCAGACGAGGCTATAGCCTTTATTCAAAAGAACACCGATAAAGGATGGGTTAACCTAAACGTTAACATCGGCAAATCAGGAAAGACTTATGTAGAGTTAGACACTTGGAAGCCAACACAAGCGGCTACGACTACTCCCGACCCTGAATTTAATTCCGAAGGGCTACCCTTTTGAGGTTAGAAGAGATATATTTCGATAAGAGCATTCGAGATTATGCTCTTAAATTAACAAACAACACCCAAGAAGCCGAGGAGTTAGTCTCTTTGGCTTTTGACATTTGTAGCCATAAGCCCGCTAAAGAAAATATGAAGGGGTATTTTGCAATAGTAATGCGGAATCAATGGCTTAAGAAATGCAATAAGACAGACCCTTACTGGGCAATAGAAGAGAGTGAGAGCGAGGATATAGAAGACGTACTTTCTAAGATGAGCCATTACAACGCTAATCTAATTAGAGCCGTTTACAATGGAGATACCCTTATCAAAATACACAACGAAACCTCTATAAGCTACCGCAGCATAAAAAGCGATTACAAGAAAGCAAAAAAAGAATTTAAGATAATGTATGAGAACAAAACCAAAATAGCTATTGTTATGAGTACGGTTAGTGGAGTAAGCTATCACCGCTTAATGATGCCACTCGTTAGACTTAGCCAGGACTACGGAATAGAAGTAACTTGCTTAATTAATAACGCTGATGACTTCTTAGAGAAACTTGACGGGGTAACCCACGTTATTTTTAATCGTAATATCTCAGAGCTTATGAAGCCCGAAGAGACTATCTTAATTTTAAAGGCAAGAGGTATTAAAGTTATCTGCGACGTAGACGATTACTGGGTATTGCCTAAAGGACACCCGCTACAATTATATTACTCGAGGTCTAATATGGCTAAATGTATCCTGGCAAACATCAAATTTGCGGACGTTGTATGGACTACCACAAAGATTTTAGCGGAGAAAATTAGACCGTACAATAAGAATGTAGAGGTAATAAAAAACGCTATCGACCCGAACGAGAAACAATTCGCCTACGAAGATTTATCTTTAAAATTCGATACTTTCTTTTACTCAGGAGGCAGTACACACCTTAAAGATTTAAAGCTATTAGGTAAAGCTTTCGATAATGAATACCTAACCGTTAAAAGCCCGAGAGTACCTAAGCGAATGTCCCCGATACTTCGGCAAGTTAGCAGTATACAAGAGTACGCTACCGAGTACCAGCATTGTGGTATATGCATAATACCTTTGAGAGATAACCTATTTAACCGCTGCAAGAGTGAGTTAAAGATGATAGAGGCTGGACACTTTGCAAAGCCCGTAATGGTAAGCAACGTAATGCCTTATAACTTACTCGCTACTAATAGCAATAGCCTGAAGGTACACGGCAATGACTGGGCGGCTGCAATAAAGAAGATAAAAGGAAATTACAATATGCAGATAGAGCTTGGATTAAAGCTAAAAGAAGACGTAAAAAGCAAGTATAATATAGTAAAAGAGAACGCCAAAAGATTACAAACCTTATGAAATATACAATAATAAAAAGATACCGAGACGCTGAGAGCGGAGCAGTATTTAACTTAGGAGAGCAGATAGAGCTTAAAGACCAAAAGAGAATTAAAGAACTAAAAGCAAGCGGGTGCATAGAGTCAGTAGCCAAGCGTAAAAAGAAATGAGCGAGGAGCTTGAGCAGCAAATAAGGGTAATAGTTAAGCAGCAAGGCGGAGGTATAAGCCCACACCTTAGAGCAGAGTTTCAAAAGCTTTGCCAGGAGGATTTTGCTTACCGACCTGACATTACTTGCGGTAAGTGTATATATAAACATAGCGTTAAGCTATTTGATAAGTATTTAAAATGAAACTAACAGAAATAAAATCTAACCCTAATAACCCGAGAGTTATTAAAGACCATAAGTTCGAGAAGCTAAAAAAGTCTATTAGCGAGTTCCCTAAAATGATGGAGCTTAGACCTATGGTTATAAACGAGGATAATATAGTATTAGGCGGCAATATGCGCTTAAAGGCTTTAAAAGACTTAGGGTATAAAGAAGTGCCTGAGGAGTGGGTAAAGAGAGCCAGCGACCTAACAGAAGAGGAAACGAGGCGTTTTATAATTGCTGACAACGTAGGCTTTGGAGAACACGATTGGGAAATGCTTGCTAACGACTGGGACTCAGTAGAACTTGATGAATGGGGTTTGGATGTTTGGCAGCAACCAACTGACGTAGATTACTCTATATTAGATGACGAAGATATGTCGGAACAATTAGATGATATGACTAACGGCGTAAAAAAAGCTATACAAATAGAGTTTGAAGCAGAACACTACGAAGAGGCTCAAGCTTTAGTAAAATACTGGAGAGAAAGAGAAGCTTACATTGGAGGTATGATTATAGAATATTTAAAAGCCGAAAAGGATAAATTATAACACATATATGAAGCACAATGTTTATGTTATATCAGCTGGGCGGTATGATAAACTTCCATTTAATAAAAACCAAAAGAGTAAATATATTTTTTGCGTCAAAAAAGGAGAAGGTAAACTTTACGAAGAAAATGGATGCATTAATGTCAAAGAAACTGGCAACTTAATGGATAGTAGAAATTTTGCTTTAGAACACGCATTCCAATGTAATAAAATATGTGTACAAGTTAGCGATGATATTAAAAAAGTAGTCGTAAATAAAAACTTTGGGGAACCTATAAAAGTTGATTTAGATTTTGCTATTGAAGATATAGTTTTAAAATTTAACAAAGTAAAAGGCGTTAAACTTTTAGGAATACCACCAACTGACAATTCTTTTTTTGCTAATAAAATTTTAAGCGTCAATACTTTTTGCATTGGCGATATGTTGTTTATAAAGCCTTCTGACATTAGATTTGATACTCAGCTTACACTTAAAGAAGATTATGACTTTACATTGCAACATAAGCAAAGGGGAGATGTAATAAGGTATCAGAAATACTTATTTACTTTTGAGCATTATTCTAATAAAGGCGGGGCGGTTGATTTAAGAGATGACAAGGAAGAACAGAAAAATATAATGATACTGAAATCAAAGTGGGGGAGTAAAGTTAGGTTAAATTCTAAACGAAAAAATGAAATATTAATATGAAAAGAATTGACTTACTAAAAGTAGAAAACAGTAGAAAGATAGGAGATGTTTGTGAGTACATAGAGCCTAATGTCACAGAGGATTGTATATTTTATGTAGATGGCGAACCAATAGGTTTTTATATGACTAAAATGCCTGAGAAGATGTGCAAGCTGGCAGACTTAGCAAATTCTGAGTTTAATGGTAAAGGTGTTCCAAAAGCAGAAATGAGTAGAGGGCCTCAAGGCAGCAAGAAAGATAAGATTGAAAGGGCTAAAGCTGGGATTAATTTAGTGACTCAAATGAGTTGTATACTTGGTAGCGTTGCACCGAAGCCGCATATGCGTAGACCATACCCCACAAGGTCAAGCGTACATTCTGTAAAGTCTGCTAATACATTTATCAAAGCGATGTTATTACTTGCAAAAGAAAGCGAGGTGTTAATTAAACAAATACTACCAAAACAATACGAGCAGCAAGTAGAGTTATTTAAAGACGTAGATAAAAAATGGAGATTTGCAAACCTTTTTACAAGCTCTATTTCTAACTATAATATCTCAGCTCCATTCCATAGAGATACTGGTAATATAGTTGGTGCAGTAAACGTAATAATTTGTAAGAAGCATAACTCTAAAGGAGGCGATTTGCACATACCAGACTATAACGCCACGATAGGACAAAAGGATAACTCTATATTAGTTTACCCAGCTTGGAGAAACGTTCACGGAGTAACGCCAATAATACCAACTCACGAAGGAGGTTATAGAAATAGCTTAATATTTTATCCACTAAAAGCATTTAAAGGTTTATGACAAAAACTGACATACTAAAAGCAAATTTACTTGAAGCCTTAGAAAAATCTCTCGGGGTAGTTACCTCAGCTTGCAAGAGTGCTGGATGCAGTAGAGAAACGTTTTACAAGTACTGCAAAGAAGACGAAGACTTTAAAAGCAAGGTAGACGATATAAGTAACATTACTTTAGACTTTGCCGAGAGCCAACTTCATAAACAGATTATGGACGGGAACACAACTGCTACTATTTTCTACCTAAAGACTAAAGGCAAAAACAGAGGCTATATTGAACGCTCAGAGATACATCAAGAGACTACCTACAAGAGCTTAGATATTAATATTATCGATACTGGCGTACCTTTAGCGAGCAGCGAAAAAGATATAGTTGATTAGTACCACCTCAGTATATCGAAGCAATTATAACTCTACTGCGGACATCGTAGTAAATCAGGGTGGAACTTCATCAGGAAAAACGTACGCAATACTTCAAGTGCTATTCTCAAAAGCAATAGCAGATACTTGCACTATTACCGTAGTCGGTCAAGATATACCTAACTTAAAAGTAGGAGCGTTAAGAGATGCAATAGACATCCATAACGCAGACGAGGCAATCAAGCAGCAAGTAACTTTCTATAATCGCTCAGATAGGGTATTTACTTTTAAGAACGGCTCTATTATCGAGTTTAATAGTTACGACAACGAGCAAGACGCAAAGTCGGGTAAGAGGGACTACCTATTCGTAAATGAGGCTAACGGCATACCTTATAACATCTTTGAGCAGTTAAGCCTTAGAACTCGTAAGCAAGTGTATCTCGATTACAATCCCGATACAAGCTTCTGGGTACACGACAAAATAATACCTATGCCAAACGCTGAGTTGATTATCTCAGACCATAGACACAACCCTTTTTTAAGCGATAAGATAAGGGAGAAGATAGAAGCTCTAAAGGACAAAGATTTAGATTTATGGAAGGTATACGCTCGAGGTCGAACGGGTAAAATAGAGGGACTTATACTTAAAAAGTGGTACGTACTAAACGAGAGCTTTGAGGATAAAAATTTAATAGGATATGGAATAGATTTCGGGTTCACTAACGACCCGACTACTTTAGTAGAGGTAAGGCTGCAAGACGGTGAGTTATGGGTAAAGGAATTAATCTACGAGACTGGGCTAACTAACAGAGATATAAGCGATAGAATGGAGGCTTTAGGCATAAGCAAAGGAGCTTTAATAGTGGCAGATAGTGCAGAGCCTAAGAGTATCGAGGAGCTGAGGCGTTTACGCTGGACTATTGACGGAGTTAAGAAAGGAGCAGACAGTATAATGTTCGGAATTAATCTATTAAAAGGCTACTCTATTAACGTACATTCGTCAAGTAAGAACTTAATAAAGGAATTAGAGCAGTATAAATGGAAGGTAGACAGAAACGGAGATAGTCTTAACGTACCTATCGATGGCTATAATCACGCAATCGACGCACTTAGGTATTTAATAATGCACAAATTTAGTAAAAAAGGTTATGGAACATACAAGGTTATCTAAAATGACGGTTGGTCAATACCAGCTACTTAACGAGATAGATGGAGAGCTGCCCGTAATGGAGCAGAATATCTACGCAGTAGCAGCTATAAAGGATATAACCTACGAGGAGGCAAGTAAGGTTAAACTAAAAGACTTTGCAGTAATGATAGCAGAATTAGGAGAGTTTAACATAAAGCAACTTGAAAAGCTAAAAATTAATAGCCGTATAATACTTAACGGGAGCGTTTACCACGTAGAACACAAACCCGAAAAGCTAACAAGCGGTCAGCTCTTAGATATAATTAATATAAGGAGCAAGTACCAGGGTGAAGGCGTTAAGGTTATGGATTTACTCTTAGCAGCTATAAGCAAGCCTGAAGGCAAGAACTACGGAGATGATAACCTCAGCCTCAACGAGCGAGCCGCTTTAATAAGAGGTATGGAATTAGACAAGGTATGGAATATCTTTGTTTTTTTTTGGAATCTTTGGAACGAT